GTTTTAAATGAACTAGATGGGATAATAGAAGGTAATAAACGTATTACTGTATTCACTGCAAATTCAACAACTGTACTTGATTCAATTGAAGCATTATGTAGACCTGGTCGTATTGATAAAAAAATAGAAGTTGGATTTTGTGATGCTGAACAATTAGAAAAAATTTACCTACACTATACTAAATTAGGAGTGCAAGATAATATAGATTATGTGATTAGCCAGGATGAAATAAACACTAAAAAAATTACTCCTGCGCATGCTGTTAAAATTATTTTGTCAAATCCTTTTGTTACATTAGATGAATTTAAATCAAAACTAAATATTGGTTCCCAAGAAGATGAAATAATTAGTAATATTACTACATCTAATACATCTAATACATCTAATACAAATAGTTGGACTTCAAGAAGATCTAAGCGTGCTCAAGAAACTGATAAAAGATCTTTAGTAAAACTTATAGATATGATTGGGAAAGAAAAAGATGCATTAAATGAACTTGTTGAAACAATATCGGTTGCAGGTACTACCAAAGAAATAAAAGAAAAGGTTCCTCATATTCTATGGGGTCGTCAAACTAGAGTAAAGTCTATTAACAAAATTCTAGAAAGATGTAAAAGAAAGTTTCGAACAGAAGGTGATGAAGAATAAATAATCTTGATAAATAATTTTATTTTATTAATAAAATATTAATTATGTATTTTAATATTATAAATAACCCATATGAATAATACACAAATGATTACTATTATTTTATGTATTTTTTTACTTTACTATTTTTACACTTTGTTTACAGATACAACTAATAAAAAATCAAAATATACATCTAAGTCTAAATCTAATAAATACAAGTCTAAATCCAATAAATACAATAAATCCAATAAATACAATTACTCTGCAATTTCTAATAATTATATTGAAGGTTTTGAAACAGATAATGCAGTAACTAGTATTGATAGATTAGTTTTATGGTTAGATGCATTTGATAATAAAACATTACAATTAAATGAAACTAATGTAATTTCTTGGGAAGATAAATCACCATTAAATCTTACACCAATTCAAATGAATCATTCTTCACCAACACCAATATATAATAGTACAGGATTAAATAATTTACCAACTGTATCATTCAATATAACAGAAAATAATGGTTTTATTGCACCAATACCTCTTAATACACTTATAAAAACAGATACTACTACTACTACTCCAAATACAAATCTATATCAATTTACTGTTTTTGTTGTAGCACAAAGATTTGGAAAATTATTTAATCCTATAATATTATATAATACTAATAATACCAATTCTTTATTTTTTGGAATTGGTACACAAGCTGATAATGTTAATGTTTCAGAAGTAATTGTTTATAATAGTATTTTAACACCAGAACAAACTTTAAGTATTAAAAATTATTTGAATACAAAATGGGCACCAAAACGTATATCTTTACCAGTTCCTAGTTCTAGACCTGAACCTGTATCTGCACCTAGTTCTAGACCTGAACCTAGTTCTAGACCTGAACCTAGTTCTGAACCTAGTTCTGAACCTAGTTCTGAACCTAGTTCTAGACCTGTTCCAGGTCCTAGTTCTGGCCCTGATTCTGATAATTATACTAGATATACACCTGCTCCAGCTCCAGCAGTACCTTTTATGCCACCTTTATTAACAACACCATCACCTGCACCAGAAATAGTACCTATTAATGAAGAAATAGATAAAGTAAGAGCATGTAATAGAAATATAATTACAGATTTTGAATATTCAAGTATTGGTTATATTAATGATAAAATTAATTTTTTACCATATAATATGGGACAAGTAGCTAATCTTGAGGAAGCAATTACTGTTGCTCAAAAAAATGCAGCTACTGTATTTCAACTAACTTCAAAAAATATATTATATATTGGATACTATTATAATAGTAATAGTAATAAAATTAAAAATTCTAAAAAAGATAATAGTTCTGAATTATATGCAATTACAACAAAACCAAAACTATTAAGTACACCAACAGTACATCCATATAGAATTTTTACAAATTATTCAAAAGTACCTAAAAATATTGATGATTATTTCTCAAAAAAAAACTTAGTAGGAAAAGTTTCAACAGATGAAGAAGCTAGAAAATTAGCAAATAAATATGGTGCAACTGCATTCTGGGTTGATGATAATGGCGATTTATATATTACATATAATTTTAATGTATTATTATTCAAACAAACAAATGATAAAAAATCAAGAAAAGTTCCATTTAATCAAATTTATTATGTTAGTTGTTTATTTAATAAAAATCATAGAGCCATAAATAATATTGAAAAGAATAGTTTAGAATAGAAAAATTTGAAATTATTAAATATTTATAAGTTGAAGTATAAATATAAAATAATTAATATGGGTAAGCAAATAGTTCAGAAAAAAATAACAGATTTTTATAAACCTATTAAATCATCTGTTTCTAAATATAAATATATTTTTAAAGATTATAATTCAGAAATAGATGATAATTATTGTTTAGTTTGTGGAATATCAATGGGTCCACACAATCCAAGACAACTTTGTGGAAAGACTTGGTGTACAAATGAATGAGGTCTAAACACTTTTATCTTTTGATTGTTCTTCTCTTATAATAGTAGATGATATATCTATTCTAAATCCAGGAATTTCATCAAACATTTCTTTACATTTATCAGGCAATTTAACTGGACAAATTTCAAATATATCTTTTAAAGTTAAAAATGGTTCAGATAGAACACTATCTTTTTTTTTAATAGATGTTAGGTTAGAATATCCTTTGCATATTCGTCCCTCAAAGAGGTTAGAATATCCTTTGCATATTCGTCCCTCAAAGAGGTTAGAATATTCTTTGCATATTCGTCCCCCTACTATAAATTTAGTTCCTCTTGATTGAATTAATGATAATGAATATACAAGTTCAAATATACAGTCTTTGGTATATTTAGGATCTAATAATCTAATAGCTGTATCAGCACCAATTATATAAGTACATTGTTGAAAAATTTCTGTTTTTTGTAAATATAATGGAGATGATGTAACTGCAATACCTATATTCTTTATTCCATGAATGTTTAATTGATCTAATATTTGTTTAATTCTCCCTTCAATCTGAACTCTAGTCAAAGCTCCTTTATCTGCATTAAGACCTATTTCTAAAATGATTGGTGGATGATCTTCAGAAGAAAATCCAAGATGATTAATTGTTTCAAGAATTAGTTGAACATGACCAATAGTTAATGGATTAAATGATCCTGGAAAAATGATAGAGTTTGTAATTTTAATATTAGTAAAAACTGTAAATTTATTATCTGAATTTGATTTATTATTAGGAATAAATAGTACAAATTTCTTTTTCCCTTCAAGCACTTCATCTATCGGGTTATCCAATGTATGAACTGTCTTTATAATTTTTTCTTCTTCAAATAAATATTCATTTTCTACTACTTCAGATTGTAAATTAGTTGCATCTGCTAAAATTTTATTTAATATAACATCTGCAATAACCTTGTCTTCATCTTCTCTAGATCTTTTACCTTTGGACAAAATAAAATCATATTGAACACATTCTGTAATCAATCCATTATTTGATTTTTTATAAAAAGCATGCATTCTATGATCTCCTTTTTTAATAGTTTTTGACATAATTGCCGATGTTGAACCAATGCCAATAAAATTACATGTTGTCAAAGAATCTAGATCTTTTGTTTCTTCTAAATATGTACTTATAATATCGTTGTATGCTGCTTCAGTTAATGCTAACGCGACTTCTTTATTACAATAACCGTTAGCTTCTGCTAAAAAAGGTTTAATAATTTTATCAGTTACTAAAGTGGCATAAGGTAGTCTAGCTTCAAAAATACAATTACTAGCACCTGCTATACCTGTGAGTACACCTATCGCAGGAGTACCTCCACCAGTAGTATATAAATTTAATTTATGACTTGTTGATACCGAGTTATAAACTTTATTAAGTAAATTATTAGTTCTTTGACTTTTAGGTAACATATTTATTCTAAAACTTACTAAAGTAAATCTAAAAATAAAAAATTCAATTTTATTTTTATAATATTATATTTATATTATATATATGGAACACTCAGAAGAATATTATAAAATGAAATATTTAAAATATAAGTATAAATATTTTGAACTTAAACATAAATTAGAAGGTGGTGATGGAGAATTAGAGCTTCTTGGCAGAGCTGGACAAGGTGTCGGTAGAATTTTTAAAAAAGTAGGAAAAAGTATCCTTGGATCTATTGGAGTTGGAAAAGTAAAAAGTCCAAAAGAAGAAAGACTCGAAATTAGAAGAATTATTAATAAATATAATTTAACTGATGGTGTAAAAAAAAATGAAAAAGGAGAATATGAAGTAAGATCTTTTTTAGATAACTTGCATAAAAAAATTAAAGAAGCAACAGATGATACTATTAAAAAAGATTTAAATTATGTACTTGGAAAACATTATATGTGTAAAGGAATGTCAGTGTCAGCATTTTGGGTATATGATCAGAAAGATTGTTTTGAAGAAACAGAGACAACAACAGCAACAAATAAATAAAAAAATAGTTTATCTTAATTTTTTATTGAATCGTATAGTGCATCAATAAAAAATTGAAAAAAAATATTTATACTGATTTAAAAGTATTAAATATGCATATTATAAAATGGATTCAATTATGCAAAATTTTCCTAAACGTCGTAGAACTTGCCTTTGCACTAGACGCAGAGAGTGTGGGTGTAGTACACCCCCACTTCCTGACTCTTATAAGTTTTCACAACAAGCTAATTCATATAATACTATGTATCCCAAAAATGCTAGACAAATGTCTGCATATGGTAGTTTTAGATCTGGATACAAAGGAGAAAATACCAATAAAGTACTCTTTTATGGATATCATTTTGTTCGAAGATTTGTTGAACATGTATGGACACTTGAGGATGTTGAAGAACTTCAATCTCATATGTCTACATTTGGAATTGGAGGAAAATCCCATCCATTTCCGGATGAACTTTTTACTAAGATTGTTAATGAAAATAATGGATATTTTCCAGTTAAGCTTCAAGTATTACCAGAAGCTACTGTTGTATATGCAGGAACTCCTGTTTATCAAATTACTGCATCTGGTGAATATTCTAGATTGGTTACTTATTTAGAAACCTGTCTTACACATATCTACTATCCATGTGTAGTTGCAACATATGCTAGACTAGTTCGAGATGATGTTGAAAAAGTATATGCACAAACTGTTGATGACCAAGTTAGTTTTACCAAGAAATCAAGATTACATGATTTTGGTGGTAGAGCTACAACTAATTTAGAACAATCTATTATTGGTGGTAGCGCTCAACTTATTAGTTTTGAAGGTTCGGATACTATTGCTGCTACAAAATATGTACAAGATAGGTTAAATGATGGAGAACCTTATGCATGTTCTCTTCCAGCATCAGAACATGCAAATACTACAAGTTTTCCAACAGAAGAGAAAGCAGTTGAAACTATTGTGGATATGTATAAAGATACTTTCTTTGCAACAGTTGCAGATTCTGTTGATTATTTAACTTTCTTTGAAAGAATCTTTGCACGAAATATTAAAAAGGTTGAAGAGGCAGGTGGTTTTTGGAATGTTCGTCCAGATAGTGGTGACCCTCGTGATGCAGTACTCTTTGGATTAAATGAACTAAAGAAATATGCTAATTATACTATTAATTCCAAGGGTTACATTGTTTTTTCAAATTGTTCAATCGTTCAAGGCGATAGTCTTGATCGTAAAACAATTCAAGAAATTTATAAGCTAATTACTGAAAATGGTTATGCAGCAAGCAATGTTGTTTTTGGTATGGGCGGAAAGCTTTTACAAAATAGTAAAGACAGAGGTACTATGGACTTTTCTACCAAGCTATCATATATTATCTATGAAGATGGTACAGAAAAAGAGGTAATGAAAGCTCCAACTGGTGATAGTATTAAGATTTCACTTCCTGGAAGAATTGATGTGTGTTTGAATGAAAATGGATTTCCTCAAACATATCCAGAAAGTGTTGCTCGTGATCTTGGTCTCACAAGTCTGTTTGTTACAGTTTGGGATTCAGGACCTGTTGGTTATGAAACACCAAAATTCACAGATATTGTTAAAAGAGCTGATGAAGAGTGGAACAGAATTCCTGAAGGTGGAGATCCATTTCATGAATCTATGAAACTTAAGAGCAAGCGGGTCTTAGAACAAATTAGAAATCTATAAAGAATAATATTCTAATAACATATTATATGGAATCAAAACATTTATTTTATAAAAAAAAATATTTAGACCAAAAAAATTTATTAGAATACAAAACTAATTTTTTTACAGATCCTTTAAAAAATTATTTTATAAAAGAATATATCAACAAAATAGAAGAGTGTGATGATAATTACTTGGAAGAATATAAAAAAAATATATGGGATTTTCAAAGAAAACTTAAGTATATCTTTTTAGATTTTGTAAATATACTTAAACCATTATATTATGACAAAAAAGAGAAAGGTATATATGTACAAACAGAAGAATCATTTATAGGATTATCTGATAATAATAGTAAATGTAATTTTACACATTGGTTACTTAATAGATTCAATAATTTAAAAATTAATAAAAAGCTAACAAATAAAGACATGATAAATTTTATTAACAATTATAAAATTAGTGTTAAAAATTCATTAGAAAGTCATGAAAGATCTTTACAATGTGAGAGTGGTTTTCTAATGAATTACTCTAAAATTAAATTTAATAGTTCATAAATAAAAAAAATTGAATTAATTTTAAATTAATTTAAAATTAATTTAAAATTAAACTATAATAAATGGGCAATACACTTTCAAAAGAAGATATAGTGCAAATGCAAGAAATATTTGATAAAATTATGGATATACCTTGTCCTGAATTAGATATAAGTAATTTTAATGGTATAACAGATTATATTGATTTTATTTTACAAAGTGATGTTACAAATCCAATAATGAAAGGTTCTGATTTAGTTGGAAGAAATTTTATTGTTTGGAAGGCTCAAGTAATAATTGAT